ACTTCCGTCTCGATTTCCTACTCTACTAGTATACCAAAAAGTTGGGTGCATTGTCAACCTAAATATAAGGTACAATGATGTACATTACACATACACACAGGAGAAAAATATGAGTAATTCAAAATCGGGGTTCGAAATCAGAGCCGACTTATTAGCACAAGCAGAGGGTCTTTTGACTCAAAACTATCAGAGGGAAGTTGATGCTATCTACGCACACAACGATTCATTCCCAAATGATAAGAAACCTTTACCACTAAGAGAAATCACTGGTGAAGAGGTTATTAGAACTGCAAGACAACTTAACGAGTTTGTCACCGAAAAATAACTATAAATAGTATTGTGGGGTGGAATGTTTCGCCCCCTTTAATAAGAGAACAACTATGACAGATTATGAAAGAACAGTGAAAGTTTTAGAGGGCCCTTGGGCAGATAAAGCATTTCCAAACGGTGAAGAAACAACTAAAGGAATTATCAGTAGACGAATCACTACACTATACGAACAAGACGGATACCTATGTGAAGAGGTCGTCACTAGAGAGTATAGAGAGAATGATTATCAAGATACTTCAACAAACAAGAGAGTAATGAAACTTGGCAACTAATATCAATACATCTATTCTTAATAAGAATAATTTCAGACTTATTATAGACAAGATTCCTACAGTGGAATACTATGTTAGGTCTGTTAATATCCCTGGCTTACAGTTTACAGAAGTGGAAACTGGTGCAGGTGTTGGAGTAGATGCATTTTTTCCAGGCGACAAAGTTTCTTTTGATAACTTAGAAGTACAGTTCCTTGTTGATGAAGATTTAGAAAACTTTAAAGAGGTGTACGATTGGATGAATGCAATCATTCCAATTAAAGACCCTTCAGACTTTAAAAACTATGTTGCATCAACCACTACTGCAACTGGAGAGTTGTCAGCAATCAACAATGACCTAAATCAGTATTCAATGATTACACTTGTAATGAACACTAATAAGAACATTCCAAATAAATTCTTAAGATTCTATGACTGTTTCCCTACAGGAATTAGTGGAATGGAATTGGAGTCGGGTTCTGAAACTGAACCAGTAGTGTGTACAGCAACATTTAGATTTACTTATTACGATATAGAAACCACTTCATAAAACCCACTTTTTGTGGTATAATATACAGTATGAACTTAGATGAATTAAAAACCATGTGGAAAGAGGATTGTGAGATAGATGATATCGAACTAGATAATGCATCCCTCGAAGTCCCTAAACTACATGCAAAATATCAAGACTTACTAACCAGTAAACTTTTACTAGCAAAACAATACGAATTTAAATATAACGAACTACTTAAAGATAAGTGGTTGTGGTATAACGGTAAAATGGACATGGATAGAATTAATGAATTGGGATGGGAACATGACCCACTTGATGGTGTCAATGTCATGAAAGCAGACATGCATTACTTTTACAATTCAGATAAAGACCTTATGGAAATGAAGGCAAAACAAGATTACTTAAAAATAACAATAGACTTTCTCAAAGAGTGTATGCAAAACATTACTTGGAGACACCAAACAATTCGTAATACGATTGATTGGAGAAAGTTCATGGCAGGAAGTTAAAATGATATTAGAAAATTATCTATGGACTGGTCAAGGTTTCTTTTCTGAAAACGAAATAACCCAAATACATGCATGTGCAGATAGATTGGATTATCATATTCAAATGGTTGGTCAATCAAATTCTATAGACCCCGATGGTAAAGTTGATACTGATGGTACAGTTAATGAGGAACTTAGACAAGGTCAAGTTAAATGGTTTGTAAATGAAGAATCAACTATGCCTCAGCCTATTATAGACAAATTATATAATGCATTAGAATTGTCAATGGCAGAATCTAATTGGAATTTCAAAATAGATTATAATGAAAACATACAATATACTGTATATGAAGCACAACCCGAAAAGAGGACAGGAGATTTTTATACATGGCATACTGATTCTGGCCCATTAGTATATGATAATGGTATGATGAGAAAAATGAGTATGACTATTCAATTATCAGACCCCGATGAATATGAGGGTGGACATTTTCAGTGGTTAGAACCATATGAACAATTTAACAGATTGACTAAAAATGACACTGTTATCGATATGGATTCATCTATAAGAACTATACCATTCTCTGCAAAACAGAAAGGTAGTGTTGTAGCATTTCCATCATTTGTATATCATCAAGTGACACCAGTCACAAAAGGTACTAGAAAATCATTAGTAGTATGGTTTTGTGGAAAACCCTATGTCTAATACAGTCCGTGTCTCTAAGATAGACGAAGTTTTTTTAAAGGTAGAGTGTCCTGATGATGGTCTTGCAAAAGACTTGTTTGACTTCTTTTCCTTTACAGTTCCAAATGCAAAGTTCATGCCTTCTTACCGAAACAAATGGTGGGATGGTAAAGTTCGTTTGTTCTCAATTAAAACAAGAAAGATATACATAGGATTACTTCCTTACATAGATGAGTTCTGCAAAGAACGAGGATATGATTTTGAAGGTGTTGAAGATGTCATTGGTGTTAAACAGAGAGAGAAATGTAGTGAGTCGTGGTTAGCAGATTTAGACCTACCTTTTCCTCCAAGAGACTATCAGTTAGATGCATTTAATACTGCAGTTCAATATGGGAGACAACTATTACTATCTCCAACTGCAAGTGGTAAGTCATTAATTATATATCTACTTGCACGATACTATGATGTTAAAACAGTTATTATAGTTCCTACCACTTCACTAGTGGAACAGATGACAAAAGATTTTGAAGAGTATGGATACAAGGAGAAGGTCTGTAAGATATATCACGGTCAAGAAGTGTTTGATGCACCAATAACAATCACCACATGGCAATCATTCGCAAAAGCACCAAAGGAGGTGTTAAGTTCTTTTGATATGGTTGTCGGTGATGAAGCACATTTATTTAAAGCAGATGTCCTTAAAGGAATCTTAGAGAAGATGAAAAAAACTGCAATAAGATTTGGAACTACTGGAACACTTGATGGTTCAGAGGTTCATAGATTACAACTCGAAGGTTTGTTCGGCCCAGTCAAAAAAGTTATATCAACTAAAGATTTAATGGAAGATGGAACTATTGCAAATCTTTCAATTGATTGTATCATACTTCGTCATACTAAACAGAAGAAAGGAAACTACCAAGAAGAGATGGACTACTTGGTCAGCAATGATAGTAGGAACGAATTTATATGTAATCTTGTATATTCACTTAAAGGAAATACATTAGTCTTGTTTCAATATGTAGAGAAACATGGTGCAGTCTTACATGGTAAAATGTTTAAGAGACTTGATGATAAACTACACTATGTTTACGGTGGAACAGATGTGACTGATAGAGAAGAGGTGAGAACAATCGTAGAGAAAGCAGAAGATAATGTTATTCTTGCATCATACGGAACATTCTCAACTGGTGTTAACATTAAAAAGATTGACAATGTAGTCTTTGCATCCCCATCTAAATCAAGGATAAGAAATCTACAGTCTATTGGTAGGGGTCTTCGTAAGACTGAAGGCAAAACTGAAATGAGATTATTTGATATTGCAGATGATTTACAATGCAATAACTACACACTTAACCACCTTAAAGAAAGAATAAATATCTATAACGAAGAAGGTTTCAAATACGAAATTAAACAATTCAATCTATGAGATACGAAGTAATAAAAATAATAACAGGTGCTGAGATTTGTGGTATGGTCGAAGAGGTGGGAGACACCTTAAGGATTACTGCACCAATGATATGTCAACTTTCAAGACTGGATTTAACTAATACTCTTGCAACCTTTATACCTTACACACCTGTAAGTGCAGATTCAATGATTACCTTAGATACTGAACATGTTCTACATAGAAGTAAAATGAGTGAACAATACATTCCCTTTTATGATGAAGCATCTTCTAAATGGTTAACCCTTGTTGAAACCGAGTCAATCCCTTTGACCAACAAGATGCCAAAGATGGAATACATTAAAGACACCATCAACAAATTAGTTGCAGGGATGTCAGATGAAGAATTAGATAAACTGGAAGAGGAACAATTTTTAGAAGAAGATTCTCTTCTTGCACCAACCGACCCTAAGAAAATTCATTAGGATTTTAGTTTGTCTAAATATGTGCGTATAACACAGATTTATATCACATTATATAAAAAACTTATAACATAACTTTAGGAAAAACCATGACCACAGCAACTTATTTTGCGAAGAGCATGGTACGAAAAGCTAGAGAAGTCAACCATATCATTCGTCCTCAAAAACGAAAATTAGTTGACACTATCGAATTTCTAGTGCTGATGACTCTTCCGTTCTTACTACCATTTATGATAATGTATCTATCGAGGGCATCCCTATGAGAGATAAATTAGAAATCGGTACACTTACGTTTATTTTTTGTCTATCAGTATTTTCACTTACAGGAATCTCATTATGAAAGAATTAGGAATGTCACTATTAGGGTGTTTAGCAATAGCAACCTTCTTTGTTGCAAAAGTATACCCTAACTTAGAATACAGTGGATACAGTAGTAATACTTCTTGCACTGGTCAGTGTTATGTTGACTATGTTGCATTGAATGGAACTGCATCAGAAATAGAACAGAGAAAGAATGAACTTGCAAATGCAGATGAGTTCTCTTCTATTAGAGGTCTATGGAGTGGTTGTGCAGCTTGTCATGGTGCAGAAGGTCAAGGTATGGCAGTCTTCCCTAAACTTGCAGGTCAATCTTCCGATTACATTGTAAGTAAACTCAATGCATATAAAAACAGAGAAACAGTTGGTAATATGTCTTCTACTATGTGGGCTCAAGCAGGAATG